AGGTTTCTAAAAAAATTGTTTTTTTTGTTTGCGTAGTTTTCTGTAGTCAAATCTATTTGACCACATGGAGAGTTGTTATTTTAAAAATGAATGTGGTTTTACCGTGGTCTTCGATAACCTCGCGTGTCATTGGATTTTTTAGTTTGATGGTCAACCTAGACAATGAACTCATCGGTGGATCAAAACTGACTTTCTTAATGTCAAAATCATGACCTTTATAACTCTTTTGGTTTTCCGCCTTGTCCGTATACACTACTGCAAAGCTTTGATTCACTTCGGGGACGTTGGAATGCATCCGATTGTTCAGCTCGTCTATATCCAAAACAACATAATTCTCGTCTGTGAGGGTAGGATACGCGTTCATGCTTAGAGCAGTGAGCTCAACCGAAGTGACGTTTTTGAACACCTGTGTGGGATAACCCCCGAAATGAGTGTTGGCTGTTGTTGACTTGTTAAAAATAACACTAAAATCTACGTTGGATATCGAATCGGAAAACCTTGAATCAATAAACAATATGTGTTCATTGTGTGTCATTTTATTGTTTAGAGACTTTATTAATTTGGTAAATCTACGCATTGTTGTTCGTCTTGGCACCAGCCGACTGAGAGTACACAACCACGCCCACTACGATGATAAATACAATCGCTGGAACTATCATAGCATATATAGCAGTCTTAGCTGTGTCGGCACTTGCTTCTGTCACAGGCGTGATGGCATTGGCAATACCGTCGCCTATCTTTGGCGCCGCATCACCTATTGCATTGATATTTTCTGCTAATGCCGAACCAATCGCCGCAATGTCCCCCGTACCTTCAAACATTACATCAACCGTAGCACTCATTTCGGTCAACATTATCTGTTCAAGATCTGTTGACACCTCATTCTCAAACAAAGCTTCAAGAAACCCTTTGATTACATTCGTTTGCGCAATACCTTTGATATTCGCATCTCCACCACATTGAATGTCTTTTACAACTATTTCGTTGTCTGCTTGTGCTTTAATTACAGCAGCCTGAACATTCTCGTTGGACAATTTGACATTCAAATAGTTTTCTACGGCTGTATTTAATTCTGTTTTAATGTTTTCAATCGTAGTATTTTTGGTTTTTTCGGATGTACTGTTCCCCAAAACGCCAGCCAATGCATTGACAGAATTCTTTGCCACACCAGCCACCCCATCAACGACTTTGCCCACCATTCCTTCCAAAGAGGAACCCCCCACTTTGGTCTTATCACACATAGCATCCGTAAACGAATTTGACATTGATGTTTTCATCGTTGTGCTGACACTGTTGGCCATATTGATATTGGCTGTTACATCGACCTCATTCTTTTGATCAATTCCGGCGTCTGTGCCTCCAAAATTGAAATCACCTGCGCAAATGATATTCGCAATAGTCATCGTATTTTTCGAGAGCAACAAAGCAGAGAAACTCTGTTGATTGGTTGACACTGCTTCCAAGGATGCTGACGCCATCATTTTCTTTGTGTTTTTTAGGGTATTATTTCTGATGTCAGTGTTTTCCGTTTCCAACTCGGTTCCACCTCCCCCAAACCCAAAAAAACCCGCTTTTTTTTTAGTTTCTACGACTGGTTTCGTTTGTGTCTTGAATTGGAATTCCAGCTCTATAGGATCATGTGTCAGTTGCAAACCCATATATCATACGGAAACAATATAATTATTTCTTCTTACTTATCACAACCACTACAACCACAACAACCATCATCATCATCATCATCATCATCTGGTCAGAGTCATCATCCGATTTTTTCTTTTTAACTACTGGGAGAGTAACAACTCCTCCGCCACCTCCGCCTCCTCCGCCTCCTCCGCCTCCTCCGCCTCCTCCGCCTCCTCCGCCACCTCCGCCTCCTCCGCCTCCTCCGCCTCCTCCGCCTCCTCCGCCTCCTCCGCCACTCGGGGGTCGTGTGGCATTATTCTCAGCATCTAGTTCCGTTTGGTTGCATTCGTTTTTCAGGTTAATGTTGCTCATGAACATACTTCCACCTACGGTGATGTTTTGGAGCGTGAGATTGTTTTCACATATTTGTATGTTACCTGATGCGCGGTCGGTTGTGAAACCCAAGCCGCCATCATGTGTGGCAGACATTTGATTACGGCATGCCTCATCCATCGCTTTCGGTCGCCGTCTTACCAAGGGTAAACCGAATACGTCCCAAGTCTGATTCCAATAATCACCGGCCATACTGTTTGTACACCCACAATCAAGTGGGTAATTCAAGGCTTGGACTCGTTCTTTTGGCAAACTCTTTGAATCGTACGCAATGTTTAGTTGCTTGTGTGTTGGGAATTTATCTGCGCCACATAGGCCTGTATTTGACAGATCTTCGTTACCCACAGTTCCACCTTTACAATTGTTGGCGTGGGTTGAACAAACATTGCTATAAAGATCAGTACAGGATTGGTCCGCGGAGTCATTGACTTCTTCAGGATTCCAGCCATCACCAAGGCTATTGAATTCACCAGAAGGCATAATCATACGCTGATATTTACGAGCACCGATTTCGCATAGTTCTTTGAGTTTCGCTGGAGTCTCCTCTTCATATTGATCAAAGGGCAGGCGTCTTAGAGTGAAACCGTTTTTCCCAAGTACAAGGAGATCATTCGCACGCGCTGTTGAGTTTACGGATGCTATTTCCAGAACGAGCTTGTCGTACCCTTCTGTTACATAAGAGGCAGCGGTGTTTGTGACACCGGGGTTTGGACCGATGACTGGATAGGAAGTGGTAGCGGCACCTCTTTTCCATAAATTAGCGATCGGTATTTCAATCCCATGCGTGTGTTCTTGGGCTTGTCTCCAGCCAATACCTCTATGCAATGACCCCGTGCAACAAGCCCGCTTACGATAATGATTGTCGTCGGCTCTGTCAAACACATCTTGTAGCCATTGTTCGAAAATATTACGATCCGAAGGAGCTTTCGTTGAATCGACAAGAAATTCGGTGTATCCGTTCTGGGCATTACCAGTCCCGGTGCGTTGGGGAATAACCAGCTTTCCTGAAGCTACGGCCATAACGTTTCCCATGTCTATTATAATAAGGAATGATATTATATTATGAGCCCCATGTGTACATGTATTGTTTTGTTTTTTGCGATTTGTTTTTTTTTGTTTCGGCGGTGTCGTTCGTATTATAATCCAATTGAAATGAATAAGAATCATCTCATCAAACAGGTTGATCTATTGATGCTTCGGCTGATGAATCACGAACAATACCGCAAGCTATCACGTCGATGGAAAGACGGGGAGATTGTGGTTATTCACGACGATGTAGAAACATTCACGTACGACAACACGACGATTCATATATCACTGTCGAATAGTCTGGAAAGAAATACAATGATGTATGTAATGTTGCACGAGTTGACACATATTCAATTAGAGTCGACGGATCATGGTCCACAATTCATAAAAGAGTTTGAACAATTACGCCGATTCGCGGAGGAGTTTGAGATTTATTCCGAGGTGACAAAAGACGATACATACGGAGGTCGAAGTATAAAGAGTTACGATGAAGTCATTTAAAAAGATACCGTCTAGTAGTATTTAATGAGTTCGTCACGCGTTGTGGATCACCTAGAGGAAGACTTTATTCAAATCCCCGGGCAGGCGTATGCGTTGATTTCGGTGGTTTCGCCAACATCTTCTCAACAACATAAAGTCTGCGCCCTAAAAATACGAGGCGTGTTTGCCAACAAGGAGGACGCCGAGCACCATGTGAAACGTCTGATGCAAGCGGACAGCACATTCTACGTATTTTTGGTAGAATTGTACAAATGGCTACCCATTCCTCCGGATACGGATATGATTGAGAATAAGGTTTATCAGGATGATATGCTGAACAAAATTATTCAAGGTCATAAGGACGAGCAGGTTCGCGCCAAACAACATTTTGAAGAGCGAAAACGTGAAATGGAAACGGTTGTTTCACCCCCGGTGGATCCTGATATGGAGCAGCTTGAGAACACCGACGTCAATGCGTTTTAGAAATTTTAATCTTTGGTTTTTTGGGGTCGTTGGGTAGTGGTTTATCCGGTAGGTCTAGGGTCTTGTCGTCATAATTTGGGTCGTACATTTGGGAGTGTTTTTGCCAAAACTGCGGGTGTCCGACTCGAAAGTCGTCGCGAATTTTAGCCTTGTACCAAAATACTACATCTTCAATTTTGTTACTTTTTATTGTGTTATCAAGTACGATGCACTCGTAGTTTTCCGTGCAAGCGTTCATAACCTGATTAAACATGTCGAACGTAGGGAAGATACCGAAAAAGTTTTTCCATATCTTTTCTCTGTTTTGAAGAATGTTCTCACGAAACACAAAGATATAATCAATATTAGAGCGTAAATCAGGGGTTAGATCCATACAGTACTGCATGGTCAACATAAAGAAAACGTTCCAATGTCGACCGTTGTAAAATATTTGACGTATAATTTTCTCTCGTAGGAACTTTTTGTCATACATGCAATCATCTAGGATGATGAAAACGTTATTATCTTTCGCCCCTTGTTTGATCAGTTGCTTTTGCTTTTGAACAACCTTTTCAACGACGTCAGACTTGTACTCGTTATAAATGAATAAATCAGGGATGAAATCTTTGTAAAACCCGTTACCTTCTTCTGTACCAGACATGACAACTCCGGCAGCGAGAGATCGTTTATAGTACATGATATCTTTTACGCATATAGATTTCCCACTCATTCGTTTCGCAACGAATACGACGATGGAATTGTCACGCATCGTCTTAGGGTTAAATTTCTTCAACTGTAGATTCATGACAAAAGTGTTACTGCAATATCTCTACAAATGAAATTTGATTTTCAAACTGGCCACGTTTGATTAAAATTAATTTCTGTGCATAAGGTACTATATCATGGGAGGAGGACTTATGCAGTTGGTGGCTTACGGCGCACAGGATGTGTTCCTCACTGGCAACCCCCAGATTTCTTTCTTTAAAGTGGTGTACCGTCGTCACACCAACTTTGCGATGGAGTCGATTGAGCAGACGTTCAACGGCAACCCCGAGTTGGGCAACCGTGTGACGACCACGATCAGTCGCAACGGCGATCTAGTCACCAACATGTGGCTTGAAGTGTCGTTCGCCAATGTGGACAACTGCGTGAACTCTCTAGGTCACGCCCTTATCGAGTACGTGGAGCTCGAGATTGGCGGTCAGCGCATTGACAAACATTACGGAGAGTGGATGGAAATCTGGTCCGAGCTGACTCTTCCGGAAGAGAAGCGCAACGGTTTCAAGGAGATGATCGGTCGCCGTGATGCGGGTGTGTCTTTCGCTCCCGAATCCAAAAAGCTTTACATCCCTTTCCAGTTTTTCTTCTGCCGCAACCCCGGTCTAGCCCTTCCTCTGATTGCTCTGCAGTACCACGAGGTGAAACTGAACATCAAATTCCGCTCCGCCAGCGAGCTGGTGCACGGAGGCCTCCAAAACGAAAAATTGAAATTCGAAGGCAACCCCCGTCTGTTTGTGGACTACGTGTACCTCGACACGGATGAGCGCCGGGTGTTTGCTCAATCCCAGCACGAGTACCTGATTGAGCAGCTGCAGCACACGGGTCCCGAATCCTGCAAGGATGACAATCATCGCCTCAACTTCAACCACCCCGTGAAGGAACTTGTGTGGATTGCCCGCCAAAGTGGCGCGGATCCCATGGATTTCGCTGGTCAATCCAACGTGGACGATGCGGGTTTGGCGTTTAGCGCCAACATTACTGGCCCCTCTGGTGACTTCCTGGATCACCCCTATTCCTCAACCGCACACGAGGCTTTCACAACGGCTAAACTGCAGCTCAATGGCCATGATCGCTTCACCGAACGTGATGCGTCGTATTTCCGCCTAGTGCAGCCTTACCAGCACCACACCCGCGTGCCTTCCAAGTATGTGTACGTGTACTCGTTCGCTCTCAACCCCGAGTCTCATCAGCCCTCAGGCACCTGCAACTTCTCCCGTCTGGACAATGTGACTCTGTCTCTCAGTGGACTCAAGACAAAGGTGGGTGACCAGGGTCAGCTCCTTGTGTACGCCGTGTCCAACAACATCCTTCGCATCATGTCGGGTATGGGTGGTCTCGCGTACTCCAACTAAGCGACAGTAGGTGGGTATTAAAAAAAACTAAATGTATATTAAAAAAAAAGCTATATGCTAATTGATTCTAGTTTTCTAGAGCAAAATTAATTTGCATATGTCTTTACTCGTCGTCGGAGCGCGTCGTCATGTCGTCGTCGTCGTCGTCGTTCTCAAAGGTAAAGTCGCGGGCGTGGTTGGGGGAGGTGTGAATAGACATGGCCAGAAGCGTGAGCGTGACTCCGAATTGCTTGTTCACAAACCACATAGGTGCAAAATCCATAATTGCTGCACCTGTTGTTCCCGGTGCAATTTTGGAAATGTCGAAAGGCTCACCGTCGAGTGTGGTTGCCTTCGCTTCAAGCACCTCATTCCTCTCGCGGAGCTTGAGTTTCATTGTCGATGCGTATTTCTCAGGCTGCTTTGACGGCTTCATGATGGGGCGGTATAGTTCGGAAACAACCTCTGCAGACATCTTTTTACCAAACCATTCTTGGGAGTTCTTCACCGCCAGGTCGATAAAATGATTGTCCAGGTCTTCGATGAGTTTTTTGAATGTGGCGATTTTAGGATCCGTGTCGGCTCCCTTGAACGAAAGTTCGAGGCTGTACTTTGTTGCGCCCACGTCCGGTGTGTATTCAGAAATACCAAACGGAAGGCTCATCACCGGGGTTTGAATTGTATAGTTTGTCATCGATTGGTATGAAAGAGGAATTTGCTGACCACCCGACTTGTTTTTGGATGGGACTCCAGACGTAATCTGGGTAGGCACAAACTTCTTGTATAGAATGTTCGTCATTGTTCTGGTTGTACTTTGAAGTGTGAGTTCCTTTAGGTGAGTGATGAGTATCCGAAAACGATGATTTGTTTGAAGGAAAGTCTTTGTCGTGTGTGTTTGTTGTACTTTGGAGTGGGGATGTCTTTAGGTGAGTTGTCGACTGTTGATTTTCAGTTGTTGTTGACTGTTGATTTTCAGTTGTTGTTGACTGAGTGGATCGGTTGCTGGTGTACTATAACCGATGGACATCCTTTAAGTGAATTATTTCACACTTATTGACCGTCCAAGAAGCGACGTCTTGTATTTTCATCGCCAGCGATTGGGCCAGATAATTGAGCGATGTTCCTGGATCTACTGCACGTGGATTGAGTTCAATCTCAAACTCGAATACAGTTTCACCCGTGTAAGGAACAAAAACCGAGGTCAGATCGTAGGACCACATCTTGTACTGAAAAGAGGATCGAGTCCGTTCCCTGATGAGCGTCGCCAAGCTCAAAATATTTTTGGGATACGACTTTACTGGAATTTCTTGACACACAGATAACCGTACATCGTATGGCGTGCCTTCCAATTTCAAATCCACAAACTCGACAATTCGTTTTTTCTGTACCATCAAAATTTGATTATTCACCACGATAACACGCATGTTTTTCCATATGTAAATTTTACTCTTTTCATCCAATCTATAAAGGCTTGGGGAATCCAGCATTCGATATATATTGTCATAAAACTCCCTCTGGATGTTTGTATCAAAATATGTATCTTGTTTCCAGCCAAATCGCACCTCAAACTCAATATGTGGCTTGTGTTGATATCTGTCTAATAATCCCTGAACCTCGTGGAAAAGACGTTGCATTTAATCATTTAAAATTTCATTCTTTTAAATCATCCTGTACAACTCCCGACATAACTCATGCGCCCCACCCAAACGATTCACAATGTGAAAAATTAAAAGCAACAGTATATGAATAACAATCAGATCGTACACCCTTACTGTTATTTTAGTGTTCATGTAAGCAGTCATTTATTATGTTCAACTCACATATTATTATTGTGTTCCTAAGTTAAATGTCTGTGGTTTCACTCGATCAACTTTTGAGTGAATCGACGGTGTACATGAATCTTGTTGAAGACTATTTATTCTTCTCAAGTATCCATCATAACCACCCGGTGCTAGTACAACTACCCGTGTGTCGCGCAATGACGTCGAAAAATGTGATGAAAATTCTCACGATTGATCCGAACATGCGAATTTTCGAGGAACAAGTCGCTGCATACACAGAGACAAAACAACCAGGCACTAACATCATCAAATCAGAAAATCATATACACACCTCGTTCAATGCGTCGACCTGTCAATGGTTTGACGAAGAGAACAAACACATTGATATATCCAAAATGCCCCACGCCAACCTACTGAGCAATAACGAGTTCACTTGCGTACCAATCGTCGCGATTCACGGTGTGAATTTAGCGACTGCGATTCACACAATCGATTACGAAATAATGCAGGTCAAATACATGCACTTCCGACCGCCCTCATTGCCCGATTTATCCAAGCCGTTATTCATTTAAAACATAACTGACTCTTGACATGAATCAATGATACCCTGTGTCTCAAAAGTAGATTTTTCACTCATGCGTACATCTTGTCCTCGCAGTAATACCAACGGAGGGCAGACGGTTTGCGTTTGTAACGCGAAGGATGAAAAATACACATTCAATCTTTCCCGGTGTGTGTCCCAGGAGGGAATCATTGGCGAGGCTAAAAAAAGTATAAAAGTAGAGACTCGAAATAGTATACACGTGGAGTGTTTAGACGAAATCATACTCGATCATGCGGTGGAAAACAGTAGCGAGTGGTTTGGTAAATCGATGGACCGAGTGACAGTTCGCCGCATGTACAAACCTATCCTGAACAACAAAAGCTGGCGGGTACGTGTTCCCATAGACGACGTCACTGGGTCGTTCAACGGTGGCGTATTCAATAACAATAACGACAGAATTAATATAGATGATGTACGTTTAGAAACGGGAATGTTTGATGCCGTCATTCAAATGGTAGGTATATACTTTATTCCGGGAGAATTCGGATTGTCTTGGAAGTTGCTACAGGTCAAAGTCCACCCACGTACTTTGTTGCGTGCGTATGCGTTCAATTCTGACGAAGACGATACGTCAGACGCCGAACCAAATTGAATATTTAACTAAATTTATAATATTAATTGAGTGTATATGGTCCTTCAACGCACACAATCTGAAATCGCTGCAAATATCAAGAAAGGCGCTGAGAACCGTGCTCTCGGTAAATCAAGACCAAAACCAAAATTTATGACATTCGCGTCGTCAGTCAAACCGCGTCCTGTTTCAACTCTTTCAACAAACTTTAACAAATACGCCAAAGAAATTCTGCAAAATCTTAACCGTAACAAAAAATCTTTACCAAACCCCAACAACCCAAACTTTACGCAGACTATCATGGAGAAGGTTCGTCAAAAATACAACAGGAATAATCCAAGCCAAACATCCGTAAAGTTGAATAATAATTCCTCTTATATACAAGAAGCTCTAACCAAAATAAGGAGCAGGTTTGGTGAAATAAAAAACACACCCACGCGTAATCAAACGACGAGATCCCCTCCAAAGCTTGTGCCACGCGCTGTAAACGGCGGCGGTTTACGGCCAAATCCAGCCAAAGCGACTCACAAGATATTTAAAGAGTACCGTAAGCCTTCGAAGAAACTTGGGAAATCTGAGAATAGAATTGTTAAAAATATGATAAATAGGGTGATCAAAAAGGTTGTTCGTGGCGACAAAGCCAAAAAAATCACGATGGAGGTTGTTCGTGGCGACAAGCCCAAAAAAATAACGATGGAGGTTGTTCGCGGCGCCACTCCGCCCAAAAATATAGCCATGTTGACAGGTTCAACTCGGTGTGACATATTACAACATTGTGACAAAAAGGCGTCTGCAAAAAACCCAATTACCCTCGATATGTTCAAAATGGCTTTGTTACCCGAGACGTTCACCAAAATGAGTACCGGAGACAAACGATTGTTCTTTTGCAAAAAAATGGGCAAGGACAAAGAATACTGTGATCGCGTTTACTCCTTACTAAAAAAGAATAACAATTAATGGAAGATTTCCGACGGATCATAAGAGGGGTTCAACTGACTAATCATCTTGGACCGCGAAACATGTTCGATTTTCGGCGAGTAATATCGTATGATGAGCGTCAAGGTATGGTTCACGCCTCTGAAGTTGTACAACGACCCATCCCATCGTTCAAATCGGAAAGTCAGGTTGGACAATTTACCAATGGGATGGATATCACGTGGTTCGAACGCGGTGAAATCAAATCGTTCCTCCTGATAGCCCATGACGCCTAGTTTAAACTTGGCCAATCCGTATCCTATTGTTTGATTGATTTCTGTTAATGATTGACCATTGATAGTTTCTACGCGGTTTCCGTTGACTCCCATGTGATTTTCAATCTCTTTGCATCGCATGTTGATGTAGGTGTCACCTGTCAAATCGATCAAACCCGGTGGTACAATGGAGTATTTCCGAACACTAGTATTAATTATAACATTGATATTGAACGCGCTCTTGAAGAGATTGATACTATTTGCGTTGAGTGACGCTTGATCTACGGTTGAGGTTGTGAGCGTATACATGCGAACGGAATCATTCGTGGTTTCATGGGACTCGATGGAACAACTGAACCTTGAATCCCCGTACTGAAATCTTTTGAAATGAATACGCACAAATGTATTTATTTGATCACTCAACACAGCATAATCATGAAACGTTGCGTTGATGAAACGAGTATTCTCGTCAATCTCGACTTCAAACGGTACATTGTTTGTGGGTGCATATTGTCCCGTCTCTGTCAGACACACGACTGAAACTTCACACGTACACCGTTCACTAACCGAGGAGATGTTGAATTGAACGCCATTGAGGTGATATCGCTCACGTGAAACGTCCAATTGTATATATAACATTGAATTGTTAAACATCGTATGATTCGTAGTGCTGTGTGAATACAACGTGTCTACGTACACAATAGATTCGTAAAACTCGTGACGGTCCATTGATTCATGTTTATACTTCCATGGACTGTGTTGATCCATTGTCCCGTCAAATCCCAGCACCTCTTTCATGGTTGTCTCTTCTATGTTAATCTCGAACGGGTAATCAGATTTGAAGACGAATTGTTTGCGTACATCCCCTGGGTATGACAAATATTCGAGTTGAAGGTTTTGCAAGTTTTGGTTCATCAACGTCAGAAACTGGTCACTACTGTAATTTCCTATTGGAATTTGTGTTTTTTTTTTAACCTTGTCATCATTAATGAACAGGGTGTAACCAAGAGAGTTTGAATACGTGTCAACGTTATAATGTGTCCTAGGAATTAAACTATCAACCACCTGAATAGAGTAGACATTCCTAAAAGGTGTGGCAAATTGGATGGCATACTCGTTTGGATTTGGGTATAACAAACGATTTCTATTTCTAGAATCAATATAAAACATAAACGAGTTTGTCTGGCTGTTGGCGATCAAATGGTCTATATCATCCATTGCATTCAATCAGAATTTTTGTTTTTAATACAAATAGTTTGAAATCCGAATCATATACTGTCGTACCCGAAGTGACGACGTGAATTGGAAACAAACCCACAAAAGAACGTATTTCAAATGGAAGGATGTGAACAGAACTAAATCTGCAGACATGTCCCTTGTCGCCTTGCAGACGAGCGACGGTGTTGTTATCATGGATGTGAAGTAACCAACCACTGAGATGGGTGCACAGAAACGTTGATAAAACATTTCCAACACAAACATCAATGTGTGAATCATCAAAACCCATCCAAGGATGTTGAGATACATCATGCTTTTTAGTTGGACAAGAACGTCTTTAAGTGATTTCTATTACGCAGAACACGACTCGCAGGTTCCGGGTTCAATCGTAAACTGAATGGCCTGTGAGGCTGCCTGCGTGCGTAGGTAATAAATCCCCGTTTTCAATCCGCGCTCCCATCCGTAGAAATGCATAGAAGAGAGGGATTTGATGGTCGGGCGTTGCACGAACAGGTTCAGACTTTGGCTTTGACAAATGTAAATCCCGCGATCCGCTGACAAGTTGATCAACGCCTTTTGCGAGATTTCCCATGCTGTTTTGTACAATTCTTTGACGACGTCTGGAATATTATTTATGTTTTGAATCGAGCCATTGTGTGAAATGATGAGTTCCTTCATTTTAGTGTTCCATAGTCCTAAATCAAGCAAGTTTTTGACCAAATGCTTGTTGACAACCACGAATTCCCCTGCACTTGTCCGTCGGAGATATAGATTACTCGTGTAGGGTTCAAAGCATTCATTGTTGCCCAATATTTGGGAAGTGGACGCGGTGGGCATGGGTGCCACCAGCAACGAGTTTCGCAACCCGTGTTTCATAATCTGCGTGCGCAGTTCATTCCAATCGTACCTCCCACTACCGCAGCAATATTCGTTTTTATCCCACATGTCAAACTGCAGTATACCTAGCGACGCTGGGCTTCCCCGAAATGTCTCGTACGCAGTGTCTGTCTTGGCTAGCTCCATCGATGCTTCCAAGGATGCGTGGTACATGGTTTCAAATATATCCATGTTTGTTTTCGCCGCGTTTTTACTGTCAAAAGGTTGGCCTAGCAGGATGAATACGTCCGCCAGCCCCTGCACACCAATACCGATGGGTCGATGTCGAAGATTGGATACTCGCGCCTTTTCCACGGGATACATGTTAATGTCAATCACCTTGTTCAAATTTCGAGTCATAACCTTGACGACTTTATGCAAGAGCGCGTGATCGAATTTGCCATCCTTCACAAACATCGGGAGACCGATCGATGCAAGATTACAAACCGCAATTTCGTCAGGACTTGTGTACTCGACTATTTCGCAGCACAAGTTTGACGACTTGATGGTTCCAACGTTTTTTTGATTGGACTTGCGGTTGACGGCGTCTTTGTACAATATATACGGCGTGCCTGTTTCAATCTGAGAGTTGCAGATTGCGGACCACAGGTCACGCGCCTTGATCTGCTTTTTGTACAAGTGTTGACTTTCGTACATCATGTACATCTCGTCATACTCTTCGCCGTACACTTCTTCCAAAGGGGACGGGAGAGAATGCGGGCAAAACAGGCTCCACGTAAGATTATCCCTCACGCGTCGCATAAACAAGTCTGAAACCCAAATACCGTAAAACAAATCACGACATCGTTGCTCCTCGTCACCGTGATTCTTCTTCAGTTCGAGTAGACTCATGATGTCGGGATGGTCAACCGTCAAGTAAATGGCAATAGATCCCGGTCGTTTTCCACCCTGATTTACGTATCGGGAAGTCGCATTGAATACTCGCAACGATGGCACAATCCCAGTGCACACATTCTTATTATTGCGCACATCAGCACCCGTCGAACGGAGCTTGTGTATGTTGAGCCCAATTCCTCCAGCCCATTTCGAAATGGTTGCGCAATCTTTCAAAGTGTCAAAGATGCCGCTGATTGAATCTTCTTGTAGTTCAACCAAATAGCAACTGCTCAACTGGGGAAAATCTGTTCCCGCGTTGAACAAAGTGGGTGTTGCGTGAATAAAGTATTTGTCGGACATGAGAGAGTACGTTTCGATCGCGGCATCGATGTTTAAATGGTGGATGGTCAAAGCTACACGCATCAACATGTATTGGGGTCGTTCTATTATTTTATCCCCAATCTTGAAAAGGTAGGACTTCATCAGAGTCTTTAGACCGAAAAAATCAAAGGAATAGTCTTTACAACAGGAAACGGCCGCATCCAATCGTTTTTGGTGGGTCATGACAGTAGTGTACAGATTAGATGTTATAACCTTGGCTTCAAACAACTCTTTAGCGCATTGTGAAAACGAGGCTGGGGTGTATTTGTGCAAATTACTCACACATATGTGAGCGGCTAGAATTCCATAATCGGGATGTTCGGTACACAACCCAATCGCGATATCTGCAGACAACTCATCAAGCTCTCTAGTGGTCACCTTGTCATAAATAGAGTTACATACCTGTTTTCCAATCTTAATCGGGTCGATTTCAGTCGATATACAATCAGCTAGATCCGAAATTCGTTTCGTAATCTTGTTGAAATTCACAGCCTGGAGTTCCCCATCTCGTTTCAGTACGTGCATTAGCAAATAGAAGAAGATTGTTTTTAAATGGGTGTGTCAGAGCCAATCGTTTTCATTCGTTTGCTAGATACACTCCACGACGTGTGGTGTAAATCGTTGGTCATGATGTCCGATATATGAATCACCTGCGATGCGTTGTCGTAGTAAATGTAGTAACCTTCGATCAAGTCCGACACACATTGTTTAATGAAATCAAATGTTGTGTCGGATATAATGGATGGTTTTGTTTGTTCCAGAAGGTCAATATAGAAGGTTGAAGTTTTATGAAAATGAATCGGTCGTCTGCAGCAAGGACACCCCGGAATCTCATCGCAGCTACTCATGTACCATTTTTTGATGCAACTGCGGTGGTACACGTGGGAACAACTCAGTAAAGACAACCCGCTGTTCCGGGGTATAACTGTCGAGCCTCGTTGGGTCTTTATTGCTACAGTGTCTTCAAGACAAATCGAGCAACACTCTGTCATTTAATTATCAATTAGTTTGTTATTTGTTTAAGCTTTCACTCAAACGACCGATGGAGCTAAACAAAACATGATATCACCCAGATTTGCAACATTGTATTTAAGCATAAATGGGTAATCCTTTTTGAGATAGATTTGCAGGCTGTTGCTGAGATTTGTGCTCTTTGTAAATAAATTGATGTATTTCAGAGAAAACTTTCCCGTAACCTCGTCCTCGTCATTATGACGCGAAAAAACGAGTCCGTGGCTCGCCTCCCCGATAATGGTTTCTTGCGAGGCAAACTCCCCGCAACACGATAATTTTAGCATTTGTTTACACGTACTAATTTGAATCTGGTCTGCAATGTTGTTCATGTCTCTGCATATCCGTTGAAAATCGTTGGATGGCATCGTAATAACAGAATCCAATTGGATATCGGGTAAACGAATCTCAGATTCATCAATATCCAACATCTTCAAGTTGAACGTGGTGTGACTGTTGCGATCCGCGTTTTCAATTCGTATCCCAAACTCGTTTGGATTGTCTTGATCGATGAAAAAAGTAACTGCATCCATGTTTGTCACGGTTTTTATGAGTTTGTATAAATTTGCCATATTCAATCCTACATTGATTTTTTGTTCACACTTGAACACCTCAAATTTATCGGCATGCAACTTTAGATGGATAAGGGCAACATGCGACCCATCCATTGCCATCACACGCATCCCTCCTTCGTCGAAAACAAAGTTTACGTCATTTAAAGTCTCCTTCAGTACGTCACACAAAACCTTGATGACACTGCTCTGGATAGTTTGAATTTCCAAAATATTTTTACCCATATACATTGCTCTAAGTATTCCTGTCTTTATGTTTAAAATTGTGAAAAGTTTTGTTGCTCGCTGTATTTTGTAACACAATCCCCGATATACGAAAAACCGTTACTCATGTTGTTTCTTATATCAAATTCAAAGGGTTCAACTTTGTTATTTTGTTTAATCACCTCGAATACATCCGCCCCGATGTATATTTTTTGTTCCGCCGAATCCTCCAACGTTGGGACGTTTACAACGTATTGCGGGTATGTCTGTTCATTCACATTGATCAACTCGATACCATTCGTATTACACTCTCTAAACAAACGTTGACAATGCTCGCACGTCGAGCTGTAATATAATTTGTACATTGATGTAAATTTCGAAAAAAAAAGTATCAAAACAGACACAGTGTATTTAACATTTTCTGTGCTCGGAATCGTCACAAATCATGGACCCGCCCTGTGTCTCTTGTGAGTATCCGGTCACTGTGTTCCACCACGACAGTCAAGAATGGATATGCCACAATTGCGGAACCGTCGTCCTCGATCCTCAATACGACGTTTACACCAACTGCGTCGAGTCATCGATTCGGGCGGAGATGTGCAAGGTTATCGAGAAGCATTGTCGATTGGTGGATACCGACTTTTCGTTCGACAGTGTTGACGAATATACACATTGCGCGCAGCTTCTTTTCAACATGAACAACACGTTGTCAAATCGCGAAAGCTGCGTCCTTTCGCTGTGCGCGTCAAAGACCTTGCTCACTCAGCATAAAATCTGCAAGTCGCAAAATGTGTCGTTTCACCGACTTCAACAACATATGGCGTCTGCAACAGCCTCTTGGGCCATCAGCTCGACCGACGCGTACTCCGACCTCGTCTTTCATCACATGAAGCTGATCGCCATTGAAAACGGCGTACATCTGCGCTACCCAACATCAGCACCCCCAGCCGTATACGTAAATCCCAAGACGATGGCGTACACCGAGGCGATACGACAGGTTCCCCGTTTGAGAGAATCCATCATGTTAAAGTAAATATATTATTAAAGTGTAACGGCATGCCTTTCGGAGAGGAGGCGTACACAAACTTGCGCATTCGTAATTCGATTCATGTAAAAAACTTGACCATATCAGGCAATTTGGATATTGACTTGACCAAACTTCACGTGCAATCGCATGGGAACTTTGCGTCTAGTTTGTCCACCGGTGGTTTGGATTACATGTTGTATATCAATCCCACGGGAAGATATGTTCAGTTGTATAGTTTTGACGCCGAGAATGTACAGAGTGTCATCGAAAGCTTGTATGTAGACGACGAAACACGGATTTTATTTTCTGACATGCATTACGATCACTTATTAAATGATTTATATTCATATAAATTCATGAGTGATCGAAACACTATTCTGTTGACGTTTGTTGACACAAATATCACAAAGTCTGTTGTGCTGAATAAACAATAATATCATCCTATTAAAATATGACACGAATCGATGAACAGTTGTCTCAAACGTGTATTACAAATGGATGTGTGCTACATGACATAGCAGTAACACAAACATTAAAATATAATGGTTTATCGACACAAGACGATGTTCATGGAGAGTTTCTTTCAACAATTGGTGATGGATTTCGTTTGTTCATCGGGGAAAAAATGGATACGGTGACGCTGTATCCCACCAAAGACGGGTTGGTGACGGAGGCGATTGCATCCGCAGTATTGACTCCGTCGCACATCAACAATTTTGGTAGCAACGCAAATGACATTATTTTAACCTCGAATGACGACTTTGATTATTGGTACCGTGTAAGTGCAAGTGGTCATTTCATTTCATTATTTATTGGCACACGAAATGCGCTCACTCCCATTTCAACGATACGTTTAAACAGACACTTAAAGATCATCGATCGTTTAATGTAAATACCATGCAATCACTTGATCAAGTAGAGTTTTGTGGCAAAAAAAGCTGGCAACTTCATTCCATTGATGCCGCTCACGTGAGCCATATTGTTCGAAGCTGGTGGACCAACGAACAAGGGTATTTTCCTGGGCCTCAACCTGTTTCAATTGAACGAAAACACCTTTCGTCGTTGTCGAACGACTATCGAGTGTGTGAAAAAACAGACGGCGAACGCTTTCTCTTTGTGTGTATGAAATACATGAAACAATCTGTGGCTGTTTTAATGAACCGTAAGCAAGACGTATTTCTACTCCCACTTGTTTGCAGTAACGATATTTTTACAGGCACACTTCTGGACGGCGAACTGGTCGTGAATAAACTAACAAACACGTACAAGTTTATCGTGTACGATTGTGTCAGAGCGTTTGGGGAGAGTGTGGTCAAGAGTACACATACGGAACGTATGCAAGCCGCAATCTCCGTAGCCTCCCAAATACAAACTACCAAGCACCTCCTATTTACACTGTGTATTAAACAGTTTTATCCTTTTTCGAGAATGCGCGAGTATGTGGATGTTGTCGTCCCCGCCCTCACCCACGCCATTGACGGGTATATATTCACACCAAACAACGAACCAATCCGAACCGGTACCCATTTCACCATGTTCAAATGGAAACAACGTCTTCACAACACCGTTGACTTTTTAGTGAATACCAATGGCGTTCATATCATGAACCGGAACAATCTGCAACTATTAAATGGTGTAATTGTGAAAGTTCCACCGGTTTTACTTGAGGCTGTCAACAAGTCAAGTTCGAGCATACTCGAGTGCGAGTACGTCAACAAGATGTCGTGGCGCGCTATTCGCATTCGAGACGATAAAACACATCCGAATGGTTTCCTCACTTACAAAAAAACATTGAAGAATATTCAAGAAGATATTAAATTGGAAGAATTTTACCAAGGGTAATCATCGTACCTAACCTTCAATACCTTGTCATTACCATTCATTATAAACATACATGCACCGTACCTGTCGTGAACCCCTCCGCAATCTTTCGTTTTATCCAACTCGCGCTCTGTCATTACAAATACATTGGGGACTGAGCTCTGAGTTGTTTCATTGAATCCGTATTTTATTCGTTTTTTTGTGAAAGATTCCAGTATTGTGTACCCTTGTTCACAATTAGTAATATAAGGATCTGAGTTATCCATCTTTAGAACACCTTGGAACATTTTAAGAACAATTGGGTTTCTTGGAGGGGTTTTCATAACACCGTTAAATATACGACTTGCTCGGTAGGCGTAACTCGGATCAGTCACAATTACGTAAAAAATATCATCTCGAGTGAAAACTTTCTTAATATCTTGCAATAAAATGGTTTTAATATCCATATATATGCCACCGTTGACATATAACCAAGCATAACGAAACAAATCAGCCTTGTGTGCTCCAAGATTTAAATAATCAAACTTGTTGGCACTTGATAAACCGAAATGTATTGACAGAAAAGATTTACATTCGTTGTCGTCAAAAATTCTACGATTCAAAGTACTACCGTAAGTCATCCAATTCTGGTTCACTTTTTGTGGTATCTTCCACAAACTGTGATAGGTTTGCATCACATCTATTTTTTCAGAAGACAATGGCACAGCTAGTCTTTCAAAACACACAGTTCGTAGTGTTAATATTAAAAAAATTATAAACACCAGTATTACACAAATATTCATTTTAATATAAACACATTATTTATATGTCATGTTACGAAATACTTTACGTACCCGAGTATGCATCCGTAGACGAAATTCATGTAGCATTCAATCAAATCACCAACAAAACTTCCGTAGTATTTTCTGCATATTTAATGGCTCTAGAAATGGCAATGTTTAAGAGGTATGCATTCGATGTACTGGTTGATATCAACCCATACATCGTCACATATAATAACTTTTCACATTCAGTCAATAGCATAAAAGATCTTAAGGATGTTGACAATCTTTAATATAAAAGACGTCGGTATGACGGAAATATTAACGGACGTCAAATACTCTCACCTTGACATCACACACTCCTTGAGTGTTAACGAACAGGTTGTATTGGATCATGAACGCACCCTGAGGGTTGAAGATATCTATTGTAATAATCTTTATTATCAAAATCTAACCAACAAAGAGGAACTCCCTCGAGGATTTGACTTTCAACCCAGGGAATTTGAAGCCCAGCAGTCGTCGACTGTTATTGGCGGGGAACACAATGAATGCGAGGGTGAGAATTCTGTCATTATTGGGGGGACGAACAATGAAAACCTGGGTGCTTCCAGTGTCGTATTGGGGGGGAGTGATAACCAATGCGTGGGGTCGTTCACAACGACGATGGGCGTGAATAGTGTCGCGAAACACGACCATACACTCGTGTGGAATAGTGACACTAGCAATAACCTGTGCACCACCAACACACATCAAATTATGATGAACCCTTTGAATGGTTTGCATTTTCGCCTTCCACCAAGTGACACAGTGTGGAACGAACATCTCACGGAAGGAATGGCGTGTTTTTGTTGGGACCCACTTTTGAAGCAAGTGTGCATGAAAACCAAACAAGGCGGATCCTATTACAAGAGCACGTTGCCCACGCCGACTCACGAGTTGACAATTGACTTGCTTGTTGTAGACGAACGAGTCGAATTAACTCTGGTGAATCCAGATCGTTCCTAATCACACCCACCTATGTATACCCGTTCAGGATACATCATTACGTATCCAGCAAACGCCGTCATAACGATCAGATTTCCAACGAGCAAGTTTACACCCGGACCACGTTTCATATCTATCGTTCCTGTGATGTACAACAGAGTGCAAATTACCATGTACAGCGCGATCATGGGAATAATCTTTTCACTCCAACAAGGAGTTTCAGGAAAATTGGCTCGGTTGTTGTAGTAGTTGTTGTTCATTTTAATAAACAATTATATTATTTATACAAAATTAATCACATCCACCTACATAAATCCAAGTGGGGCGCATCAGCACGACACCCGCAAACATGCACAACAACACGAGATTGAAAATTAACATGATAAGACCCACCCCTTCTCGGGGATCTAAAGCGCCCGTGACGAACAACAACGAACAAATCAATGTGTAAAATGCAATCATCGGAACAATCTTTTCGCTCCAACATGGTCCTTCTGGGTTTTGATTATAATTTTGTTCCTCGTACCCGACAGGAGTGCCCGGAACAATCGTTTCTTCTTCAAACACGGGATTACCCGAACCAAACGGTCGGGGTGGATTATTACCTTTTCGGGCGGCAGCTTGGGATTGACGATTCATTTCTGTTTTTGTCATTTGGGCAATTCTAGATTTGTTAAATACACTCTGAGCTTTACGAGAATTCAATATAGCTTGGAGTTCTGCTGTACTTTGTTTCCCTCTTGACATTGGAGGAGTACCGGTCGGTGGATTCGCTTTGAATCGTACGCGTTTCTGCGCACCCTTCGCCGAGGCGGCATCGAAGAGGTTTCTTTTTACCTGCGCTCGTGCGCCTGCATTCTTAAAGGCGGACGATACAAATTCTTTCTGAATTCTTTCTTGAGCGGCTTTCCTTTTTAACAAAAGCGGTTCTTTAACTAATTTTTCGAAAGCTTTTAAATTCGCGGATCCCCCTGACCTTTTAGCCAAAAGATTCACGGCTTTTGGGGTTGCTTGACTCATATACATTTACTATAGAATTTATTTCACAAACCTTTTATGTCAAATTTTCACTCAAAAATGGATTGGAAGAGATGATAGCGGCGTTACTTGCTGTTTTACGCCATTTGTTCGCGGATGGGCGGGCGAGTTTTGCGTATCTGTTTACGGCTTTTGTGGCGTAGTTTGTGGCGAATTGTCTGTTTTGTTTACCTCGTTCACCACTAACCTTGTCAACCCCACACATCGACACGTCACCCTTAAAGAAGAAATATGCACCCATTGTGAGCGCAAACGCGCAGATTAAAAGCATAAATCCTCCATCAAACGGTTTTATGCCGGCCATCAAGAAATACAACAGTGCTAAAATCACACACGCAATCAAGATACGAATGGCCCAATGACGTGGTTTCAAAGCGGCCGTCTCGCTTTTATACAACCCCCCTTGCAATTTATGTTTACCGCGTTCACCTGCCATGAACATCCCAGTGACACCTTCTCCCACTTGTCTTCCGGCTGCGTTCGAAGCTTCCGCCATCTGTCTACCCGTTGCGGCTGTAGCCTCAGCTAACCGTTTTTTAGTCCGAGAAGTCATGGCTTGAACCGTTTCTGCAAATTGTCCAGCTTTCACAAAGGGCTTTTGTAATGCCTTCGAAGTCATCTGAGTTTTTTGCATAGCTCCTAATCTTACAAGCTGTGGATTATAGGCTGTTGGCTTCACCCCAGATTTGCGCGCCATCGTTCTTAGTATTATAACTCAAGATAATAATTGACTGTATTTCATATATGTCAAATCCTTCGAGTTTAATTTCATAAACCATAGACGTCCGCGTTTGGCAACCCTATAAATACCGAGTTCGTTTTTAATCGTCACGGTGTACGTGTTATCCGCAACAATAAATCCACCGGTTTTGAGACGCATGAGTAACGGGTTTGTCAAGTCCAGGTATCGAACATACCGCCCCTCCCATAAAGTGTACGGTGAGGGCACATACACAAACTCTTCTGACAAAGACGCGATGGCGTCATCAATAACATTTACGTTATTTTCATTCCTAAATTTGAAAAGAGAGGCCCTTAGTACCCTTTCAACCGTGGCACGTTCTTTTTCCAGATTGTCCACCTTTGGAAATGCTGAGATATTGATCGTCTTGGTGTTCATGATGGAGGGTAAATGTTTCATATTTTTAAGGGGTTTATGAATACAACTTGGTCACAAACTGAACAAACGGACTCCTCTTGATGTCATCCTCGCCAAGTTGAACGACGTCTACAAACTCGTCAAACTGGTAATAAGCGTCTATTGACAATTTCCGATTCGCGAGCTTTTCTTTTAAATCCAGCAAGCCATTGCTCAAGGTGCTCAAATCGGATTGGGTGCAGTCTCCGATGACAACCAGTTTTGTATTGTATCCAATGCGCGTTAACAATGTGAGCATCTGTTGTTTGGTTGAGTTTTGCATTTCATCGGCAATAACCAGGCTGTTATCCCACGTCGCGCCCCGGATAAACCCAAGGGGGACAAAAAGACTATTCGATTTTAATTTCGTGTCGTCTAAATACGAGCTGAAAGTCTCAACCCAGGGTTGCATCTTTTCGTCGATTGTTCCCGGTAAATATCCGATACTCTCGTTGTTCACAGTCACGAGTGGACGCGTCAAAATCAACCGTTCGAGTTTGTTATCGTTGCTCGTCCACAGTTCCTTTGCGGCCAAACACGCAATCATCGTTTTACCGCAACCCGCCGGTCCTTCGACCACCAAGAGGGGTTTTTTGTTGTACAAACACGACTTGTAATGCTTTTGGTTCGGGGTATATTTGTTAAAAATCCCAAGGCGAACCATTTGATACTTACAACAAACTAGTCTTTAAACGATCATCACTTAAAGATCCAAGGGTTTCATGGTACATGTCAGTTACGGTCAACAATGACGACGAATTCTGCGATACAGCAACTTCAAAAAGAAGTCGGAACACAGGGCAACTCTTCGAAGGAGTGGGAACTTTTGAAGCACGCCATGAAAAGTTACAAACGCGTCATCCCGATGGATATCCAAAAAACAATGTTTCGTCCGTCTGTAGTTCAATCTGCAGCAATAACGCTGTTGACACGATTCCACAAACCACGTATGATCCAAGTG